GGGCGTTCAGTTCGTTGGCCCGCACGACCTGGGCCGAGGTGCGGAGCTTGGCGTACACCACTTTCCCGCCCTCGATGCGGACCTCGCCGCCTTCGCCCAGGGCGCGTTCCCGCCGGCGGGGATTCTTGTAGCGCCCCACCGTGCCGCCCTTCTCCAGGATCTCCGGAGCGTCGCTGCCGTCATTGAGCTTGGCGGCGCCTGCCACGCACGTCTTGGTCGTGGCGTCATAGGCGAAGAGCACAAACTCCCGCAGCGGGCTGACCCGCTGCGTCTTGGTCGCGCCTGTCTTCTTGTTGGTCTTCTTCCGCGTCATCGAGCGGTGCACGTGCGGCGGCTTACCCGGCGCCGCTGGATTCTTCGAATACCGCAACAGCGACCGGGCCCGCCGGCGGACGAAGGCGCCCTGGCGCGACAGCACCCCCTGCCGGGCCCGCTCGACGGGATCGGTCACGGCCTCGGGCCGAAAGAAGTTCGCCTTGGCGGCCGCGATCGTCAGCATCCACGTCTCACCTCAGCAACCGGTACTTGACCTTGATCACCGTTGAGAACCGCCCCAGCTCCTGGATGGCGTCCTCGTCGCAGATCGGGTCGCAGGCGATGCCGACGAGGACGACGTCGAGGCCTTCCAGTTCCGCCTCCTCGAGGTAGTCCATCAGCTCCTGGGCCAGCAGCACCAGGCCGTCGATCTCCTCCTTGCGGGCGGCCTCGCTTTCCGGGTCGCTCTCCAGCCGCTTCGTCGCCCACAGCTCGCATTCGTAATCCTGCCGGCGGTCATCCCGGCTGATCAGCTCCCAGTCGAGATCGTCCGGCTTTACGGCAATCCGCAGATGCTCGTCCTCGAGCTTGAACTGCGGGACCCACTTCCGTTCGGCGTTCAGCGCCTGGCTCAGCCCCGCCGCGTTCAGCGCATCCACCAGGGCTTCAGCGATCGCGATGGCCCGTGCGCTCATGTCTCCACCGTCTTGACCAGCTTGGTGTGGATCCGCAGGATCATCCCGTAACCGCTGGCGTTGTAGACCGGCTCGCCGGGCGGCGCCAGGACCTCGTAGATCCGCTTCTGCCCAGCCTCGTCGTTGACATCCTCGATGCGGTGCCCGGCCTTGGGCACATTCTCCAGGCCGTCAAACCAGGGCAGCTCGTCCCGGGCGATCAGATAGTCCCGGTCCGTGTGCACGATGCCGCCGCCCTGGTCCTCGCTCAGCCGCAGCAGACTCTTGCCCACGGTCGCTGTGACGGGCGTCTGGTCGGTGCCGCGGACGTAGGTCACAGAACGCGAGGCATACTCTTTGAGCCGCCTCGCCAGGTGGGCGTGGCCGGCCGCGATGCGGTCGTCCATGGCTTCAACCCATCACGATCTCGCCTTCGAGGACCTGGGAGCCGGTCCCCACGAGATCGATGTTCTTGGTTGTGGAGCTGATGACCGGCGCGGCGCCGTTCAAAAAGAGCGTGACCTCCTGGCCGGCCTTCACGTCGAGCGTGAAGAGGTTGCCGAGGAGCTCGTAACCGTTCGCCGCTCCCTCTTTCACGGTGATCGGATTGGCGTTGTCCGACTTGCCGCGAAACTTGAGCACCTGCACCTTGAGCCCGTTGCCGTCCACCACGCCGCCATTGAGCCCCGACAGGGCCCGCAGGTCGATGGTGGCGACGCCGGCCGTGAGGGTGGTCTTGAACGAGGCCCGCTTGGTCGCCGGCGGCGTGCTGCCGGCGTTCAGGACCTTGTCCGTGGTCAATGCGAACGTGACCCCGTTGTCGGCGCTCGACAGATTCTCGTCGCCGAGGGTCTCGGTCGTCGTGATCTCAGAACGGTGCCGCACGGAAACTGGCATCGCAGGAACCCTCCCTTGAAGCGGTATTCCGCCAATCCCTCGTCAGGAACGGCTAGACGACGGGCGGCGGCACCAGGGTGTTGATGAAGGACTGGAGATTCCCCAGATCGACGTTGACCTGGCCGTCCGCCATGGCCTCGACCGCGTCCTTCTCTGCGACGTCGGCCTGTGCCTTCTGCAGCACCGTGTGCGCCTCGCTGCTGGCGGCGGTGGCCAGATCGGCGATCTTCTTGTCCTCCACCAGCTTGTCCACCAGCCCCAGGAGCTGGGTAAGCTGCTCGCTCGTGACCGGCACCTGCATGTTTGGCTCCTCCCTGGATGCCGGCCGCGGATCCGCGTGCGGATCCGCGGCGGGCCCCTTCGGCTAAGGGCGTTTCGGCTAGCCGCCGATCTTCGTGATCGTCAGCCGGCGGTTGGGCGCGACCGCCTGCTGGATGGCGTTGGCGGCCGCGTTCAGGGCGGCCTCGACCTGCTTGAGCGTCAGTTGCTGGGCCGAGTCGATCTGCCGGGCCTCGCGCTCCAGGGCCTTCCGCTTCTGGTCCTGCTCCCAGTAGGTGCGGAGCAGGTCCTCCGTGACGGAGCGGAGGCTCGGGGCTTTGGCTTCGGCGACGGACATCGGTCAGTTCCTCGGGACGGAGGTAGTCAGTACAGGCGCGCGCACTTACTTGTCCCCGGCCGGCGGCCGGCCGGAGGGCGGCTTGGGCGGAGCCGGCGGGGTCTGGTCCTCCTCGGCCGGCGTCACGAAAGCCACTTTCCGTTTCTTGTCGATGCGCTCGGCCAGGCCGGCGCCGAGCAACTGTTCGGCCGTGGCTTCGTCGGCGTCCACGACCTGCCCCTCCTTGAAGGCAGGCAGCCCCTGGCCCAGGTTGCGCAGCACGCGAATGTGCATGAGTGGTAGTCCTTTACTGCTGGAAGCCCCACGCCGCGCTTGCGTTGCCGGTCGCCAGGGAGCACTACACGCGCGGCGCCATCGGGTCGTGGTAGCACTGCACGGTGGCGTTCGCGCCGCCGCCGCCGCCGCCGACCACCACGCCGAAGACGGCGTTGTTGGTCGAGGTCGACGTCAACTTGTTGTTGGCGTCGTCCCAGTAGGCCAGGGCGTAGTTCGCCAGGTTCGAGAGCATGACGGCGTCGTAGACGCCGCCGCCGATCTCGAGCGTGCCCTCGACGTTGTTGGCGATGTCCTGGGTGGCGATGCCGCAGGAGACGCCCGCCAGGTTGCCCAGGAGGACCACCTGGCCGGCCGCGATGTTGCCGCCGGTCGGGGTGTGCTTGATCCGCCGGGGCTCGCCCCAGCGCTTGGTTGCTTCAGGCATTGGCCATCCCTCCAAAAGGACGCCGGCCGTGGGCCGGGTTAAACATCCACCAGCACGCCGGCCTGGGCGACCGTCGGCCGGACGACGGCCAGACTGCCGCAGCGGCCGATGATCGCGGCGCCGGCGGCGACCAGCTCATCGACCGCCGCGACCACGCCGGGGTCGATCTCGTGATAATCGTGAAACACCAACAGGCCGCCGGGACGCAGGAGCGGGATCGCCCCCGCCGCGTCGGCGCGGACCGATGCCTGATCATGGCTGCCGTCGATGAACACCAGGTCGTAGACGGGCGGCAGCCGATCGAGCACCGCGGCGGATTCGCCCTGGTAGATCTGCACCTTGTCCGCCACCCCGTGGCGGCGGAGATTGCGGCGAAAGCGCGGGAGCGTGTTGCCTTGCGCGTCCGTGCCGCGGCCGTCGAAGGTGTCGATGACGCCGACCGACTTGGCCTGCTGGGCCAGGCAGATCGTGGAGCGGCCGCAATAGGCGCCGATCTCCAGCACCACCTTGCCGGCCGCCAGCTCCGCCAGCTCGCGCCCCTCATCCTCGCTCAGCCAGCCGGCGACGTTGTGCGGGAACCAGTCCGCCGGCGGACGGCTATCGAGGACGCTCTTGTCGACGTGGTACTTGTCGAATTCGAGCGCGCCCCAGGGCTGATGGTTGCCGAAGACCATCGGGCCGCGATGGCCCAGCTCGATCTTGCGCGTGCAGCCGACCTTGAGGCCCAGGGCGTGGAAGGCCCGCGAGATGAACCAGTCCTCCGACTCGACCTGCGGCTCGTAGCACTGCTTCGTCTCGTTGAAGACGATCTCGTCGTTGACCGTGAAGTGCACCTGCTGGCACCAGGCCTGGTTCCACTTCACGACCCAGAGGCCGGTGTTGATGAGCAGGGGATGGCCGACGTCCTCACTCGTGAAGGTCTCCGGCAGCCGGTAGATCTCGCGCATGGTGAGCCGGCACTGGATGCGGAACGGGTCGCCGGATTCGTGGGCCAGGGCGATCGAGGTCTTGCCTTCCTGGTCCTTGATCGGCGCGACCACGCCGAGTACGTCGAGCTTCTTGTCCTCCAGCTCCTCGACCAGCTCGTCGAGCCAGCCGGGCAGCGGCTCGATGTCCGAGTGCTGCATGGCCCAGTAGTCGACGCGTTCGCCCCGGTGCACGGCGTTCAAGGCCCGGCACCACAGGTGATTCATGTTCAGGGCGAGCAGGCTGGAGCCCTGCGACACCCGGTAGATGTCCAGCTTGCCGCTCGGCGAGGCGGTGTAGAACGCGCGCGCGGCCCCGTCGGTCAGCTCCCCGTAGGAGGGCATCCCGAGGTAGACCACCTTCTTGGCGTCGCCGTTGTGCATGGAGCGGGGCCTCCGTGCCCCTGAAAGCCCCCGCCCCCTCCCCGCAGGGGGAAGGGGCAAGGGGAAGAGATCACTATGCGCCGGCCGCGCGGACGCCGGCCCGGAACTCCTGGAGCGCCACGCCCACGTCGATGAAGCCGCGGAGCGCGATGCCCAGAGTGTTGAAATCAGCCTCGGTCGTCTCGACCGTCGGCATGTAATTGCCGTTCAAGGCCACCACCTCGATGGTGGGCAGGTCGGCCGGGTTGGCGAGCAGGTACCAGGCGGTCGCGCTGTTGCCCGTGAAGGCGCCGTTGCTCATGTACGGCGAGCTGACCACCTCGTAGGCGCCGGCCAGTACGTTGCCCGACGGCGACAGCACGTTGGGAGCGGCCTGGGCCGTGTTGGTCGCCACCACGATCGTCGAGTTCATCAGGTTGAGCGCGGTGACGCGCAGGGCGGATGGGACCAGCAGGATCGCCGGGAAGATGCCCAGCGGCTGGCCGTCCGGGTCGGTCTGGAGCCGGAACACTTTGTCGGCTTCCGCCAGGGCGGTGAGCGACAGGGCCGACGTGCCGCCGGTCGTGACGTTGTTGTTGCCGGCGGTGAAGAAGGCGGAGTTGTTCAGGAACACAGTCCAGAACATCTCGTTGAGCCGGAGGGCGGCGCCGCGGCCGAGGCGCTGGCCGGCGGTCGTCAGGGCGCCCAGGTCGTCGTTGATCAGGTCCCGGCGGTCGATACCCAGCATGCGCGCCTGGGTGTCCGCCTGGTTGTTGTAAACGCGCTCGCCGATATCCCCGTGCTCGATCTCGCCGCCCGGCGGCAGCTTCTTGTAGATCAGCGAGCCGGTCAGGGATGGCGTCGTGATCTGCTTGAAGTCGTTGACCGGGCGGGTGGCCGAGATCCGCTGCCAGGCGCTGTCGATCGCCATGAAGCCGACGCGCAGGAACTTGTTGGCGACGTTGGAGAGGATGTTGGGCAGCGAGTACGTCGACGGGCCGGACACGCCGGCGCGAATGTCGGTCATGAATGCGGAGCGGAGGGCGGCGTCCAGGTTGCCGCTCAGGCTCAGGCCGCGATAGCCGTTGCGATGGGCCGAGGTCAGGATCAGCTCGCCCAGGCCGAGGCCGTTTCGCCATTTCTTGCGGGCGGCTTCCAGCGTGCGGGCGTCAAAGTGCTTGTCGAGGTCGCGCAGGCCACCGGCCATGCACACGGCCGCTTCGACCACGTCGTTGGTGAGCTGGGTCGAGCGATCGACGATGACGCCTGGGGCCCGGGGGCGCTCGCGGCGGATGAACTCCAGCTCGAGGCGATTGTCGTCCCAGCGGTCCGGGTCGGCGATGGCCTCGGCGCGGATCTCTTCCACGGCGACCGCGCTGATGCGGCCGTCGTCCATGGCCCTGATCAGGGCGGCCTCGATGCGCTCCTCGTGCTCTTCCCGGATGCGCAGGGCCTGCAGCGTCTCCGTCATGCTCCGGGAGCCGGCCGGCCTGCGTTCAGCCGGCGGCGCCGGGGGAGCGGGCGGTGTCGCGGGAGGGCTCGCCGGGGGCGAGGCGGGCGTCTGCTCCGCCTTCCAGGCTGCCTGCAGGGCCGCCTTCTGGGTGTCGTTCAAG